ACCCTTTACATATATTTAACAGTCTTTGAGTAGGGTCAAGTAATCAAACAGTTATAAAAAAACATGGAAAATTTAACAACAATTTTATTAATAGCACTAAATGTAGTTTGTGCAATTTTAAATTATCAAAAGGAAAATTATAAAACAACTATACTAAGTTGTCTAACAGTAATATTTTTAATAGTAATTTTAATTTATAGATTATTACAATGAAAAAAACAGATAAAAAAGAAATCGAAGTACCATTAATTTTACAAAATAATAAGTATGGCAAAGTTGAATATTTGCGACTTTTTAGCGAAGTAATTGAAAGTGGTAAAGTTGAATTAAAAGAGCAATTTGCATTTATTACTTATTGCGCTGAATATGGGAATTATGTTCAATTTGAATTGGATATGCAAAAAGAGGGTTCAACAATTATTGCAGGAAATGGAACTGAAATACCGAACCCAAAACACGCAATGAAACAAAGCTCATTTAATGCAATGTATAAAGCAGCTATGCAAATCGGCATAACTCCTAAGAGTAGAATTAAAGGAACAACAAAAGCCAAAATGAGCATGTTAGATAGTTTAAAAATGAAAGCTAAAAATGGCTAAAATAGAAACTGAACTTTTAAAATACTGCAATACTAGAGAAAATCAATGTCACTATGTACAATTGGCGATAGATAGGTATTTGTCAGATTTAAAGAGAACAGATATTTATTTTGATACTGAAAAAGCAGCATATGCAATAGCATTTATTGAAAGTTTAAACCATGTTGATGGAACTCCTTTTGTTTTAGAATTATGGCAAAAGTTTATAATAGGCAATTTGTTTGGATGGTATTATAAAAATGGTACTAGACGATTTAAAACAAGCTATATTGAAGTTCCTAGAAAGAATGGTAAAACAGCATTAGCAGCCGCAATATGTTTAATTGGCTTAGTTGCCGATACTAGGGATGATGCGCAAATTTACACTTGTGCTACTACACGTGACCAAGCAAGTTTGTGTTATAAAGCAGCCAAGCAAATGGCTCAAAAATCATGGCTAATAAATGAGCAAGCAGTAAGAGTTAAACAATATGAATGTTATAACTATGCAAATGGATATGAGGCAGGAATGATGAAAGCATTAAGTTCTGATAGTGTAACACTAGATGGACTTAAACCTTACTTTGCTATTATTGATGAATACCACGCCCACAAAACAGATGAGGTTTATAATGTAGTTAAGTCGGGAATGGGTGCAACAATAAACCCTTTACTATTTACAATTACGACTGCAGGATTTAACAAAAGTTTTCCATGTTTTAATGAGCGAAAATATTGTTTAGATGTACTTAGTAAAAAACTAAAAGATGATACATTATTTTCAATGGTGTTTACTATTGATGAAAACGATGATTGGCAAAATCCAAAATCCTGGGCGAAAGCAAATCCAAATTTAAATGTAAGTGTTAATCTTGACTTTTTAAAAGCAGAATTAACATCAGCAAAAAACGATGGTAGCAAAGAAATAAACTTTAAAACAAAATATTTAAATGTTTGGACTGATACTGCCACAACGTGGATACCTGATGACAAATGGAATGCAAGCGGCCAACCATTTGACATTAGCATGTTAGAGGGTAGAGAATGTTTTGGCGGAATGGATTTAAGCAAGTCACAAGATTTTAGCAGTTTAGTTTTAAACTTTCCACCAGTAGGCAATGAAACAGATTTTAAACAACTTTACTTTTTTTGGATACCTGAAGAAGTGGCAAAGGAGCGACACAAAAGAAACTATCATAACTATGTAAATTGGAATAAAATGGGGCTAATTGAATTTACTGATGGTGATGTAATAGATCACCAATTAATTCGAAAGCGAATAAACGAACTAGCGATAAAATACAAAATTCAATTTATAAATTATGATGCTGTTTTTGCAACTACGCTAGTAACTGAATTAACCGAAGATGATATTAAACTACATCCATTTAGACAAGGTTTTATGAGTATGGCCGCACCAACTGCCGAACTCGAAAGGCTAATTATATCTAAAGAATTAAATCATGGCGGCAATGAAGTAATAAGGTGGATGGCTAGTAACGTATTAATTTTACGTGATGCAAGCGGAAATATGAAAGTTGATAAGTCAAAGCCTGAAAATAAAGTAGATGGAATTGTAAGTAATATAATGGCAATAGCAGCATACATGCAATGGTTAGCAGAACAACCGAAAGAAAAAGAATATACATTTTTAAAACTATGGTAAAATGACAATAGCACAATATTTTAAACGATTTTATGAACTTTTGCCAAACTATAAGAATGGCGAGGAAACTTATAACGCTTTAGAGGATGAATATTTTGAAAAATATAAAGTACATCGGTTTACTTCCTATAATTCGTTTAAACGCTCAAAAAGCTACTATTTTGGGCAGTATTAAAAATAGTTACAACTAATATAATGTGTTTGCTAAATCTTTGTGTAAGAAATGGCAAACGCATTAAGCAAAATACTACAAACAATAACTTTAAGGGCTAAACAGCCTAAGAGTTTAATGCCAGCTAATACTTATGGACAGTTTCCATTTGCTAATTGGTTTAGTTCTGTTTCAAAAAGTGGCGAAAATGTCACTGAAAAAACAGCTAAAAGCCTAGCTACTTACTATGCTTGTGGCCGCAATATGTGCGAAGACATAGCTAAAATGCCATTTATTACAGTTAAAAACGAAAAAAACGGTAATAAAACAAGGCTAAAAAATACTCAAGCATATCAACTACTTAACGTAAAGCCAAACAATTACGCAAATCCATTTGATTTAATCTATACAATTTTTAACGAAGCTATTTACAGAGGAAATGGATATTGGTTTATTGTTAGGGATGGTGGCGGACTACCTAGTGAACTCCACTACATTGATAGTAATTTTGTTACACCTCAATTTGATGTTGATACTCGTTCAATGTGGTATCTTGTAAATTACCCTATTTTAAATCTTAATAGATGGTGTAGTCAAGATGAAATTTTCCATTTAAAAGGTCCAGGAAATGGAATGATTGGACAATCTGTAATTAGTTATCAATTAGAAACTTTAGGCAAGGCTTTAGCGGTTCAAGATTATTCAAATAACTACTTCAGAGACGGTGCAAGCATGAGCGGTTTATTATCGTTTGCAGGCGTTTCGGATGAAAAAAAGTTACAAACTTATGTAAATATGTTTATGGCTAGTTTTCAAAAAGGTGGAGTTGGTGCAGTACCTGAAGGGGTTACTTTTCAATCTATGAATAATGACCCTCAAAAGTCACAATTTATAGAAACTGAAAATCAAATTAGGGGCGAAATAGCACGTATGTTTCGCATGCCATTATCAAAATTACAAGATTTATCAGACACCAATAACAACGCTTTAGAGCAAGTTAATATAAACTATGTGACTGACTGTTTAATGCCGTGGATTAGACGATTTGAGCAAGAAGCTGATAGAAAATTGTTTGCTATTTATGAGCGTGAAACTTTGGATGGTATGTTTGATACTGAAGTTTTGTTAAGGGGCGATAGTGCCGCAATGGAGCGCAAAGTTAGAACTATGTTTATGGCAGGTGGAACAACACCAAATGAAGTACGCAAAATGTATGGTGAAAACACTTTAGATAATGAAGCTAGTAATATAAACTATATACCTAGTAACATGATGCCAGCAAGTGAAGCGATACCATTTTGGCAAAAACAATCAACTATAACAACAACACCAACAACAACTGAACCAATAGGAGGTCAACCACAATAATGGAAAGAAGATTTAATATAAGAGCAGCCGATGTCGTAAGCGAAGAGGGGCGAACTATTAAAGGCTATGCAGCTATTTTTGATAGTAAATATGTAATGTGGGAAGGCTATGAAGAAACTATTGCTAGAGGTGCTTTTGATGGTGCTGATTTTAGTGATGTAGTGGCTTTATTTAACCATGAAAGTGAATATTTATTAGCACGTACAAAAGATGGAACAGGAACATTAACATTAAAGGTTGATGATAAGGGGCTATATTTTGAGTTTGAAGCACCTAATACAACTATTGGTAACGATGTATTGGAAAATGTAAAACTAGGCAATATAAGAGGTTGTTCATTTGCTTTTACAGTTACAGAGCAAAAAGTTGAAGATTTTGAAGATGATACTTGCCTAAGAACAATTATTAAAATAGGCAAATTGTATGATGTTGGGCCAGTAGTAAATCCAGCATACGAGGAAACCGAAATAGAAGCGTGTAAAAAAAGAAATAGAGAATTTATACAACCAAAACAAGTAAGTGACAACTACTATTTAGCACAAAAATTTAAATTTAACTTAAACTAAAAATAACCAATGAAAACAAGTGTAGAATTGCGCCAATTACAGGCACAAAAAAGAGCCGAAGGAGCTAATATAGTTTCTAAAGCTGAAAACGAAAAGAGAGAATTAACAAGCGAAGAATTAGTTAGTTTGCGCTCAATCGAAACCGAAGTAAAAACATTTGATACTGAAATTTCAAATGCTGAATTACGTGAGAAATTTGCAGCCGATAAGGTAGCAAACAATCCAACTCCAATTGCAACCCCTAATTCAGAAAAAAGAGAATTAGAAAACTTTAGCTTCGGTAAGTTAATCCGTGAAATGTCAATTTCAAGAGGTGACGAAAATGGAGTTACAGGATTTGAGCGTGAAATTTTGCAAGAAAGCGCAAAAGAAAAAAGAGAATTAGGCTCAATGGGTGATGGTTTGTATTTATCTAATAGATTTATGCAAGTTGAAAAACGTACAATGAGCGCAGGTAGTTCAACTGCCGGTGGTAATTTTATTGCTACTGAAAAAGTAGGTTTCTTTGATGCTTTATACGCTAAAACTGTATTGCCTCAATTAGGAGCAGTAAAATTAGAGGGATTAGCAGCTAATACCGACTTAACAGGATTTAGCGCAGGCGTAACAGCAGGATGGGCTACTGAGGTTGCAGATGCTAGTGCTGGTGACCCAACAACAGCAAGCCGCTCAATTTCACCAAAGCGTTTAACAGCTTATGTAGATTTATCTAAACAGTTGTTATTACAAAACAACTATTCAATTCAACAATATACTACTAATTCATTCTTAAAAGCCTTTGCAGTAGCAATTGAAGCGGCCGCAATTAATGGTTCAGGTTCAAGCGGACAACCAACAGGTTTATTAGGAACTGCCGGGATTGGTTCAGTAGCAATTGGAACTAATGGAGGTGCGCCAACTTTAGCTAAGATTTTAGAATTAATCCAAGTTGTAGAAACAGCTAACGCTGGAATGAATGGTAAATTCTTAGTAAATCCTAAAGTAGTAGCTAAATTAAAGCAAACTGTAATCGATAGTGGTTCAGGTGCGATGATTATGCCATACATGAGTTACTTTATGGGACAACCTGAACAAATTGCAGGTAAAGAAACTTACAGTACTTCAAATGTTCCTAGTAATCTAACAAAAAATACTGCATCTGGTATTTGTTCAGCTATTATTTACGGTGATTGGGAAAACTTAGTAGTTGGCCAATATGGTGGAATTGATTTAGTAGTAGACCCAGCATCACAAGCGATTGGAGGTAAAACTAGAATTGTAATGAACCAATATGTTGGTGTAGCGGTTAAACAACCAGCGGCATTTGCAGCAATATTAGACGCAACAACTACTTAGTAGTTAATTAAGCGTGAATGGAAGTAGGGAGGTTCGATACCTCCCCACGCTTCAATATGAAAACAATAAAATTTATAAAAAGTCCAGTAGGTTTTGGATTAGGGTATCATGTAGGCGAACAAGCTGAAATTAACTCAAACCAAGCTGATGAATTAGTTGAAAATGGCTTTGCTGAAATAGTTGAAAACGAAATTGAGCAAGCAGTAAAAACAGAACCAAAAGAAATTAAAAAAGCAGTTAAAAAATAAATGGAAAGCTATTCAGTAATAACAGCACCAACAACCGAACCGATAACACTTGCGGAAGCTAAACTACATTTAAGGGTTAATAACTCACTAGAAGATAGTTTAATAACTGCATTGATTACAGCGGCTCGCCAATGGGTTGAAAATTACTCAATGCGACCATTAATGACACAAACATTGCAGGCTAATTACGATGCTATTATTGACAAAGAAATTAGATTAAACAAGTTTCCTATTCAATCAATAACATCAGTAAAATACATTGATTTAAACGGTACTGAACAAACAATTGATAGTAGCACATATACAACTGATTTAATAAGCCCAATTGGTAGGATTTTACTAGAGAATATACCTAGTATAAAAACTACTTTAAATGCTTTTAAAATTAGATTTGTTGCAGGTTATACAAGTGCTGATTTGGTACCTAAAACATATAGAAGTGCAATGCTTTTGTTAATTGCTCACCTTTACGAAAATAAACAGCAAGCACAAAGCCAATCATTAACTGAAATACCTTTTGGAATTAAGGTTTTGTTAGACATTGACCATAACAAATATAATAGAACATAAATATGAATAATCTTTTAGGCTCAAAAGTAATAGCAGTTACGCCAAGC